AGGAGGTAAAAGGACAGTCTCCCTCTGTCAAGATTGCCATTGGGCGGTACATAGCAAAGGTTCAGGACCGTCGATCAGGAAATTGACAAAGCAGGCCTTGGCGCAAAAGCAGGCTCGTGGAGAGTGGGTGGGAGGTGCTCCGTTTGGCTACAAGGTTGAAAACGGGAAGCTGGCGAAGGGGGATAAGTGGTTTATGGCTTCAACCGTCGTGGATTATCGCAACTCTGGTTGGAAGCTGCGTGAAATCGTGGAGAGAATGGAAACGATGTTTCCCGGAGAGAAGTGGAGCATTACCAAGGTGAGCCGCATCCTAAGTCGCGAAGGTGTAACTAAGTCGCGAAGGCTTAAAAGGTAAGTATTGGAATGAGCAAGAAGAGAATTAAATCACACGTCAAGTTCGTGGGCCTGCATGCCCACTCGAATGCGAGCATTTTCGACGGCCTCGGTTATCCCGGTGAGCACATGGATTATGCTTGGGAGACCGGTCAGGATGCTTTGGCACTCACGGACCACGGAAACGCCAACGGGCTAGTCTATCAAGCCCAGCACGCCAAGAAGATGCAGAAGGACGGCAAGGACTTTAAGCCGATCTTCGGTTGCGAAGCCTACTTCCTTCCCTCCATTTCAAAGTGGAAGCAGGAGGTTGAGGCTCTAAAGGAGAAGCGTAACGAGGAGATCGGGACTTTCGTTGAAGAGGAAACTCGCGGCGAGAAGAAGGACTTGCTACGCCGTCGTAGCCACTTGATTCTCTTGGCCCAAAACCAAACCGGGCTTAATAATCTTTTTAAGTTGGTTTCGGAAAGTTTCAAGGAAGGTAACTTCTATCGCTATCCGCGTATGGATTATCGCCTTCTTAAAGAGTATGGTGAAGGCATCATTGCGAGTAGTGCCTGTCTTGGCGGCGTATACGCTCAAGATTATTGGAGAAATCGCGACGACGGCCCCGATGCCGTTATGCAAGCGATGTATAAGACCACACAGCAAATGCAGGAGGTCTTCGGCGATCGTTGGTACGGCGAGATTCAATGGAATCGCATCCCCGAGCAGCACGAACTAAACCAATACATCATTAAGACGTGTCAAAAAATGGGCGTCGATCTCATTTCGACGGCCGATAGCCATTTCCCGTCGCAAGACACGTTCAAGGACCGCGAACTTTATCGTCGGCTTGGTTGGATTGGGAAGGCTCGTCGGCCCGAGTGGCTCGACATTGACCTCCCCGCGTCTCTTGATGACATGGACTACGAACTCTACCCAAAGAATGGCGATGCTATGTGGGAGTCCTACAAGAGGTTCGCCAGCGAGTTGAATGTCTCTTATAACGATGACTTGGTGATGGATTCTATTGTTCGCACACACCAAATCGCCCACGATCGGGTGGAATCGTTCTTCCCCGACACGGAGGTTCGCCTTCCTGACTTTGTTGTGCCGGATGGCGTGAGTGCTGACCAAGCGCTTGTCCAGTATTGTGTTGATGGCCTGAAAGCCAATGGCCTGGAAGACAACAAGGAGTATGTTGATCGCTTGAAGGGCGAAATCAAGGTAATCCAGAAGCGTGGGTTCTCCAAGTATTTCCTAACAATGAAGGCGATTGCTGATAGGGCCGTTCAGGACCAACTTGTTGGGGCTGGGCGTGGAAGCGCTGCTGGTTCGCTGATTTCGTATGTCATGGGGATTACGCAAGTTGATCCTTTGAAGTATAAGCTTCAATTTTCGCGATTCCTGACGGAAGAAGGTGCGGGATACCCGGATATTGACTACGACGTAAGCGACCCGATGTCTTTGAAGGAGGATCTGATTCAGGAGTGGGGCGACACGACTGTTGTTCCCATTTCTAACTGGAATACTCTTCAACTTCGCAGCCTTATTAAGGACATTTCAAAGTTCTACGACATTCCCTTTACGGAGGTCAATTTCGTAACTGGCCGAATGCTCTATGAGGCAACACCGGAGGCCAAGAAGGCACACGGCATCAAGGCTGGTGTCTATACGCCTACTTTTGAAGAAGTGATGTTGTATAGTAAGTCGCTTCAAGACTTCCTCAGGAAGTATCCGCAAGTCAAGACTCACATTAATGTTCTTTACGGACAGATTCGGTCTTGTTCTAGGCACGCTGGTGGGGTGGTGATTGGCGAGGATCTTGATACCCGTATGCCGCTCATTAACAGCAAGGGTGTTAGGCAAACTCCTTGGACGGAGGGTCAAAACGTCAGGCATTTGGAGCCAATGGGCTTTATTAAGTTTGACATTCTTGGCCTCGCATCACTTCGTATGATGGAGGGAGCAATCCGTCACATTTTGAAGCGCCACGAAGGCATCGCAGATCCCACATTTGACGATGTGCGTGAGTTTTATAATAAGAATCTCCACCCGGAGGTGATTGACTTTAACGATCAAGATGTCTATGAAAACATCTTTCACGATGGAAGTTGGGCTGGAATCTTTCAATTCACCGAAAGTGGTGCGCAAAAACTATGCCAACGGGTAATGCCGACGAACTTGGTTGATTTGGCTGCTATCACCTCCATCTACCGACCTGGGCCGTTGAGTGCGGGCGTAGATAAGAGTTATGTGGAAGCCCGTCGCGACCCTGATAGTGTTGAATACCCCCATCAAGTCTTTAAGGACATAACCAAAGACACTGCTGGCTTCTTGATCTTCCAAGAGCAGATTGCTGAGTTGGCCCACAAGTTGGGTCGCAACATTTCTTTGGACGAGGGCAACAAACTTCGCAAGTTGCTGACCAAGAAGGGTGTTGCGGAGGTGGAGAAGGAAAAGAATAAGATTAAGAAGAAGTTCATTGACGGTTGCGAACAAAAGAAGATTGATTACGCAACATCCCAACAGATTTGGGACCTGTTTGAATACTTCTCTGGCTACGGCTTCAACAAATGTTTGTCTTTTTCTGAAAAGGTTACTATTTATAATAAAGACAAGGGAAAGGTTGCTGATAAGCAAATTGGCGACGTTGTAGTAGGAGACATTGTCCGCTCCCGAGACGAAGACACCGGTGAAGACATCTTCATTCCGGTCGAGCAAGTTCATCACAACGGAGTGAAAAAGGTTTTCGAATTTACCCTTGATGATGGGAGAAAAGTAAGATGCACGATGGACCACAAGTTCAGGACGAAGTGCGGTCAGATGCTGCCGATCAAGGAGATCTTGGAGAGAGAGTTAGAGATTGTATAGTATGTGGCTATGAACCTCCGTCAATGGCCTCTTTTCACCTCCATCGGAGAAACTGCGAGAAATGTTCCTCGAAAGCCTTGGAGATTGGTGATTTTGTAAAGTGCCCCTACTGCGAGTATGCATCGGCTTCTCTTTACAGTCATTTAAACAAACTTCACCAAATCAACAAACGGAGAGCAAAGGAATTGGGGATTGAGGCGTGCTCTCTGAATTACAAGAGGCGACAGCGACGCGCCGTTTCCGCAAGCATTATGGCTTCTCCGGAAGAGCGCCAGCGCCGTGCGCGCTTGCTTGGAGAATTAAACAAGACCAAGGGATTTAGGGAGAGAGCATCGCGAACAGCGATTAAGACTTCTGCAAGAAAGGACATACAAGAGCAGCGCGCCGAACAACTGGCCAAATGGAGGAGGGAGAACCCTGGGAAATTCCGAAAACGATGCACCGAAAGGATGCTGGCGGCGCCAAAACAATGGAAGAAGACAAAGCCGGAAAAGTTCTTGTTAGAATGGCTGGAAGAAGAGTATTCAGGTGTTTTTGAGTGGGGAAAGATGTTGCGCTCCGTTCGATTTGAAGAGGCCGGCCACAGCGACAGGAAACAAATTGATTTTCGCTCCAAAGATCGCCTTATCTACATTGAAGTAGATGGACCCTTCCATTTTGAGAACCTGGGAAGAGAAGAAAAAGTAGGCAGCATTAGGATTGAAGAAAGCATTGCAAGAACGCGCAGTCGCGATAAACTTGTTGAGCAGATTGTTGTTGGTAAAAACAAGTGTTTGATAAGAGTCGGATACGTGTGCTGGGCTAATTCGACTGGCAGAATTAGGCAGGAAGTTCTTGACAAAATTAGAGAAATAGTAGATAATAAACAAACTGGCGTATTCAAATTGGGAGAATGTTATGGCGAAGATAATTGCCTTTGAAGAAGTAGGGGAAATGGATGTTTGCGATCTAGAAGTCGCACACAAAGACCACCAATTTTACTTGGCGAATGGGATGCTGACGAGCAATAGTCACGCCATTTCTTATTCAATGCTGTCGTTCCAGTGTGCTTGGTTGTTTAACTCTTATCCTGCTGAATGGATGGCGGCTTTCTTGGATAAGGAGCCTGAGGGAAGGAAGGAGAAGGCCATTAACTTGGCGCGGAAGTACGGGTTTGAGCTACAACCGCTTGACGTCAATTCCTCAGGAAGAGTTTGGGAGATTGCGTCCGACAACAAGACGCTCATTCAGCCTCTCACTTCAATCAAGGGCTTGGGTGATGCCGCAATTGATCAAATCATTGCGAATAGGCCTTTCAACACTGTTGAAGAATTTATCTTTAATGAGGGTATTGTTTATAGTAAACTGAATAAGAAGGCTTTGGACGCATTGACGAGAGCAGGCGCCTTGTCCTCTCTCATCGACGAGAGGTTTAGTGGGGCGAAGCATTTTTGGACTGCCGTAGCGGTTGATCGTCCAAGAAAGGAAAAGAACCTCACTGAAAACATCAAGAAGTATGCGAGCGAAGGAGAGTTTACAGACGAGGAGAGGATCCAGTATCTTGTTGATTTGACTGGGGTTTTTCCCTTTGAGTTGGTGATGGACGAACACATTCTCCGCAAGTTGGAAGAACACATGGTTCCTCCGCTTGGCGAGTGGGACGATAACTTGGGGGTTGCCTGGTTTATCCCGAGAGAGGTGATTCAGAAGAAGACGAGGAATGGAAAGAACTTCTTGATTATCAAGACTATTGATTCAACGAGTAGCGCTGAGACTATTAAGTGCTGGAATGCCAATTTGGCGAGAGATAAGATTATTTTGAACCACCCCTACATGGCTAAGCTGGATTACAGCGACCAATGGGGATTTAGTACGCGATCTATTAGACACACATTTAGGATGTTGGGATGAACAACAAGGTAGTAATCGTAGAAGGTTTGATTGGGGCCGGCAAGAGTTCTCTTTCGAGGGAACTTGGTGAGGCTCTTGGCGAAAACACCCTCACCCTGATGGAGCCGGATGAGAAGGACAATGCTAATCCTTACCTCGCCTCCTTCTATCAGAACCAGGAGAGGTGGGCGTTCACAATGCAAGTTCATTTGCTTCAAGCACGCTATATGATGCACTTACAGGCTCAGTGGTATGCGATGAACAAACAAGGTCACGCCGTTCTTGACCGAAGTTACTTTGGCGATACCTCGTTTGCGCGCCTACAAGTCAAGACTGGTGCGATGAGTGAGAATGAGTTTGAGACTTACCGTAGTATCTATCACGCTATGACTGCGAGCGTCCTGCTACCTAGCGTATGTGTGCGTCTCGTGGTGAGCCCAGAGGTCGCAGCGGAGAGGATCCGTCGCAGGATGGAGTCGCAGACCGGCCGCAAGTGTGAGAATGTTATTGACATCAATTACTTGCGAGAGTTAGATCGAGAAATTAATCACATGGTTGGTGTGCTAACTGGACAAGGGGTACACACCATTCACGTTCCGTGGGATGCTGACCGAGGAACGACCGAGGCAAGAAAGGACGCAGTAAATGAGATTGCTGCGCAGATTGTAGAAACACAACAAAAAGATTTGTTTTTGGACCTTCATAGGAGAACATTGTAATGAGAGTTTATAGGATTAGAGAAAACGCAAGACTACCACACCGAGCCCACCCGACTGATGCGGGGATGGACTTGTTTTACTGTCCAGATGGGAAGGAGACGGATCGTGGTATCACCATCCACCCCGGTGAGACGAGGTTAGTCCCGACAGGAATTAAAGTGGAGGTGCCAGACAACCACATGCTAGAGGTCAAGAACAAGTCAGGCATTGCCTTTAGGCAGCAGCTTGTGGTTGGTGCATGCGTGGTCGATGCCGGGTATGACGGAGAAGTGTTCGTCAATTTGCACAATATTGGAACGACCTGCCGCCGAGTCGAGATAAACCAGAAAGTCGCCCAGGCTGTTTTAGTTCCGATCATCACCTGCGAGATCGAAGAGGTGACGGAGGATTGTTTGAACCAGAAGACTGAAAGAGGGGACGGCGGCTTTGGGTCAACGGGATTACGATGAACTTAGGAAGAAGGATAAGACGCCGGAAGGCTAGAGAGCAGGAGAAGGACGCTATTAAAAGAATGTCTAAACAGTTGGAACACATGCAGAACATGCCCTCCAATTGTACGGTTTGTGACGCTCCCTTTGAGCGAACTCGCGAGACAGTTAATAGTTGGAGAGTGGAGTGTGATTTTGAGACTGGAAACATTCGCCTCCTATGCCCCGAACACGGCCCGGAGGAACAACAATGACCATACCAGCACTCACTTATGACGATGTTTTGCTCGTCCCAAAGTACAGCGAGATTAAGAGTCGCACAGAGATAAACATTGGGAATGATTTGGACGACTTTATTCGTCTGAGCCTGCCTATTATCGCTAGCCCGATGGATACGGTATGTGGTTCCAGAATGGCGACTGCTATGTCGGATGCTGGTGGCCTAGGTATCATACACCGATACAATACCGTACAGGAACAGGCAGAGTTAGTCAAGAATGCTAGGGAAAATGCTACTGCCCCTTTCCACATTGGGGCAGCGGTCGGTGTTACAGGGGATTACATTCTACGAGCCAAGGCCTTGGTGGAGGCAGGAGCCGAAGTCATTTGTATTGATGTAGCGCACGGCCATCACGTGATGGTGCGTGACGCTATTGAGTCCTTGAAGAAAGAGTTTCAAGGAAACGTACATCTGATGGCCGGCAACGTGGCCACGGTAGATGCTTATCGGGCTCTTAGTGAGTGGGGTGCCGATAGTGTTCGTGTCGGAATCGGTGGAGGTAGCATCTGTTCTACGCGCCTCCAAACAGGGCACGGCGTTCCCAACATCACAGCCATTGCTGAGTGTGCCGCACTGGAATACGATGTCCCCATCATAGCCGATGGAGGGATCAAGAACTCAGGCGACATTGTTAAGGCCTTGGCTGCTGGTGCCGACTTTGCTATGGTTGGTTCGCTGCTGGCTGGTACAGAGGAGGCGCCTGGCGAGTATGTTAGGGTGAATGGGCACCAACAAAAGGTGTATCGTGGGATGGCTTCCTCTGAGGCTCAGACTGAATGGCGGGGAAGTTGTACTTTTGCTGAGGGTGTCTCAACAACAGTCCCGTGCGTAGGTGCGGCTTCTGGTATTTTGGAGGGTCTCCGAGCCGGCATTCTGTCGGGCTTCTCTTACAGTGGGGCGGCTACAATTCAGCAATTGTGGATGAAGTCGGAACTGATCCGTCAGACGGCCGCTGGCCAGTTTGAGAGTTCAACGCACATCTTGGATAGACGGTGAATAGATACCCTGAGGACCATAAGAATTTAACCTTCGTAATTGAAGAGAAGAAGCACGTAGATCTTCGTATCCGTCTTCGGCACGATGATCTTTCGCAGGTTAAGTTTTTTAAGGCGATGGTCGATGGGTATTTAGAGAACAATGATTTAATTCTTCAATACATCAAAGATTATAAAGAGAAGAATAAGATTCAGAGTCGTATTAAGAGAGAGAAGACATTAAAGTTAATTGAAAAAGGAAAGGAAGAGGCTCATAAATTCGCCTTTTCCGACGATGAATTAGAAAATATATTTGATTTAATAGAATCAGGAGAAGATACATTTTGAGAGAATGCGCAAAGACGTGCGTAAAGCACGAAGTTAGTTGTCCGAACGAAGAGTGTCGTTTATGGATAGAGTTTGAGGAAGATTTAAATTGTACCGACATTGCCGTCGCGAAACACGGCCGAATGACATTGCGACAAGTTTCGGAAAGACTAGGCATAAGTTTTGTCCGCGTCAAGCAGATTGAGGATTCTTTGAAGGTTAAGATGAGGAAGAGATTGAAGAATCAGGGCATAATAAATAACGGCCGTTTAGACTAACTTAGACTACTTATAAATGACAACTTGCTATTGTTTTAAGGAGAAATAACACATGAGCAGCCGCAAATCACCACTACTTTCCGAGGGCACCGTTCGACGCTTTATGAAGCTCGCTACCCTGGATAACCTCACGGAGAATTTTGTTGATACTCTGGATGAAGAAGAGGAAGAGGTTGACCCCCTAGCGGCTCTCGCTGATGAAGCCCCGGAAGTCGACGATCTCGAAGCCACCGGTGACGTTGCTCCCCTGGAAGTCGAGGGTCCTGCTGTTGATGTAGATCCTGAGACCGTCGAGGCGCTCGTCGGCGCCATTGCCGATGCTATCGGTGATGTGACTGGCGTAGATGTCAGTGTTGAGGGCGGCGAGCCCCCCGCCGAGGAAGTTCCAATGGACGCCGGCGCCGAACTTGAGGCTGAGCTTGGCTCTGATGTTGAGCCTCTCGAAGGGGCCGACGAGTTGGAAGAGGGCGATTATGCCGCCAAGCAAGAGGACGACGACCTAGAGGAAGGTCGCCAGATCCCCGCAGATCTCGTCGAGGAACTGACTCGTCGCGTCGCTGCCCGTCTTGTCCGCGAAGCAAAAAAGTAAGATAATTTCATTTTTTACTTGACGACCCACCCTCTCTGTGTTATTCTTTAGAACATGGAGATTAGCACACAACTTGTTCATAGCCTTCTATGGTTCGTAGGGGGCGCAGTCACTTACAAATTCCTACACAATCTGATTAATTTTGGTCAAATGAACATCGTGTTTGATGAACTAAATAAGCGCATCATTACGCTCGCTTATAGCATGAACACTGATATCGAGTTTCTTTGCAAGAAGAAGTATGAATATCTTGAAGAAGCTGGAATGACCAAGAAGGAGATTGATTTCGTAAGGTCGGTCGATGATCGCACGCTACATACCTGGCGACAAAATGTAATCCGGCAATTCTTTGCCTCCTATCCGCGACAAATGCACGGCCTTTTGCCGTTTAGCGATTGGGCAAGTGCTCAGAGATACGTGCTTGGATCGTTCGACGAGGAGAATAGGCAATAATGATACTATATAAGAGTATAGGTGATAAAATGATTGAAGCATACGCCTGGAAGGATTCGCGAGAAGAAGAGGAATCAGCCTACAAGGTTCAATTGGAACTGATTGGCATCCCAAAGAGAAAACAAAACAAGATCATCAAGTTGTTTCAGGATTGGAAGCAGTTTGTCGAGGGAGGCTCCCCGAAGAATAAGAGAGTTATTCTCGGCTACCGCAAGGAGTTCGGTTCTGAAAGAGAGTGGAATGCGTGGGTAAGAGAGTTCCCTCATACGTTCTATCAGTTGAAGAAGAACGGCACTTTTCGTCTAATCAAGAAAGGAAACTAAATGAAATCCAGAAAGTGTGTCTCGGACCACTGCCATCACTGCGCAGAGCCCGAGCCAGAGGAGGACTTTTCGCTTCCTCCTATCATCATCCCCCCGGGACCTCCACAGATCCGCACTATCGGCCTCTATGGAGACATTGGTCCTGAAAAGGGTATGGAGACGGTCTATTCTCTTTTTGCGATGAGAGAGACCGGCAGAGAAATTGATCCGGAGACCGAAGAGGAGTTCATTGAACCGATTGAATTCATCATCTGCACAGGTGGTGGATCTGCGGCCGATATGTTCGCGATCTACGACTCAATGCGCGTGGTCAGAGAGGACTGTGAAATCGGCACTCTCGGCCTAGGCGAGGTGATGTCTGCCGGCGTGCTACTTCTGGCTTCCGGAACTAAGGGACGCCGGCGCATCGGCGCCAATTGTCGTCTGATGCTCCACAGCGTCTCAGCAGGTCATCACGGCTCCATTTATAGTTTGGAGAATGAGTTTGATGAGTTCAAATGGATGCAGGATAGATACTTCGCAGCCCTGGCGAGAGAGAGCAAGTTGAAGAAGAGGCAGATAAAGAAGATTCTAGACCAGAAGATGAACGTCTATTTTGACGCTGAGCAGGCTTTAAAGTATGGGATTGTGGACGAAATTATTTAGTTGTTTAAAAATGAAGTTCGTAGATATTATTAAATATAACCAAGAATCAGCGGAGAAGAACGGCTGGGATCCGTCCTGGTTCGGGGCCGACACTTTTGACTCTGAACTAGTGCGACAGGTTAAGATTTTCCAGAATCAGCACAAGTTGGCTGTGGATGGTTTGGTAGGCCCAACTACATACAGAAGGGCTATGACCAAGCGCGAATCAGAAGACATTGAGGTGGTGGAGACACCTGCCCCAGAGACGGTGACTGTTGATCACATCGTTTGTGATGGCGTCCAAGTCCCCATCAACTGTAATGTTGTGACGATGACCGAGGAGGGTGCTCTTGTGCTCCCCGAGGCGTGTTACAAACAGGCTCCCGCCGGCCGCACACCGACGATGATTGTAACCCATTGGGATGCTGCGTTATCAGCACATTCTTGTTTTAAGATTTTGAAGAAGAGAGAAATCTCTTCCCACTTTGTGATTGATAATGACGGCACCATCTACCAGATGATGGACACCAACGACATTGCGTGGCACGCCCGCGGAGCCAATAACATCAGTATTGGGATAGATTTCAGCAACGCCTATTATGCGAAGTACCAGAAGTGGTATACCAGAAAGGGCTTTGGGCGACGACCCATCCTTGATGAGTCCTACACCCACGGACGCAAGCACCCTCCGCACCTAGGGTACTACCCAAAGCAATTGGAGGCGTATCAAGAGTTATTGCGTGTTTTATGCGCGCATTACAACATTCCCGTTGCTTGTCCGCGAGATTCCAAGGGCGACTACATTACGCGATACCACGTAGATTCGGCGAAGGGCCTCTTCAAAGGAGTGGTTTGTCACTTCAATCTTTCCAAGAAGAAGATTGACTGCGCAGGCCTGAAACTCGGCGAAATTATTAAAGAACTTAACGAAGAATAAAACTATTTAGTAGCATGGAAAGTAGCAAAGACCTCGATCTTCTTGTAGAAGAATATTTCAAGCCAAGAAAGAAGACTCTCCTTAACATGGCCACGCTCCTAGAAATGGTTGAGCAGGCCATGAGCGAGGACGCCGCTCACGCACAGTCAACCATGTCGACCAAAATAGAGGACATGTCTAAGTCGTTCTTGGACATGCTGCCAAAGTTTGAGATAAGTGAAGCCTGGGGGCAAAAGGACACAGATGCCCGCCAACAGTTCGAAGCTTACATGAACAACATCCCTGGGTCGACCATTGAGGATAAGCTGAGATACCTCAACCTTTTCACTGAAAGGGTTCGCCCGGAAAAGTACGAAACACACGAGATCCTTTCTAACTTGATGTTTTTGGATCTCTTGTCGACAGTTGTTAATAACTTCTCCCCCTCCGGCGCCGGCTTCTTGTTTGAAGCGTTTCTTGCGGGACTGCTTAGGGGAACACAGCAGGTAGAAAAGGCTGACGGCGAGCTTCAGATTGACGATTTGAGGGATGCCGAGGGGAAGCCCATCTCACTTAAACTGCTTGTACCGACAACACCTGTAAAGGGCAGTATCAAGAACTTAATTGGGTTCCTTTCTGGTCCGGATGGTCGGGAAGGCATCGAGTATCTTTGTGTGTATAAATTCGGAAAAGACGATACAAAAGGGGTTTCTTTTTATTCTTTCATTATCGACCCAGAAAACATTTATTATTGGCTGGCCAACGAGTTGGACTTTCAGATTCAATTGTCGGAAGCCGCCGATCCTCGCTTGACGCACCGCCGAGACATAGCTGGAAGCAAGGTAGAAAAGATCATGAAAAAGCAGGCCGCCGCCCGAGAATTTGTTAAAGCGGCCATAGCCTTTCAACAGCGCATAGGTCCAAAGATGTTGGCGAAGCTGCTATCCGCTGAGGCCAAGAAGGGTGTGCGAATGATTAAGAAGGCAGCACAGGATTTCGGGTACAAGGCCCCTGCGGAGTTTGATCTGACAGACCAGCAGATGAACGAAATGTCTCTGGATGAGTTGGGCGCCGTCGTCGCAAGGCGGAGAAAGTTCTTCAAGACTATGGATTTCCCAGCGGACCATGAGTTGGGAGATTTCAGGGGTGAGAGCGAAGCAGAGGTGAGTGATACAGCCACACAGGACATCGAATACTTCAGAGAGTTGTATGCGGAGGATCCTCGGGAGTGGGGCCGGCAGTTGGCCGCCCGCCGCGGCATCAGAATGGAGTCCACTAATCCGACCTCAGAAGATTTGCTAACAGAATCCAAAGTGTCGCAGTTTGAGATAAACTCAAGCGATGTCCTCAAGAAAGCTCTGCCCGATGTGTATAAGAAGGTGAGACTCGGTTATTTACAGATTGATAGAGAGAACGCCCTAAGGCTGGCTGAGGAATACACCGATTCATTAAAAGATACTGTTGTCTCGATTTTCGCAGCCCTAGACACGCTCACCCAGGGGATCACGGGCTACTACCTTACCCCGCAAGGAGGCAATCGGTTTGCTTATGGGCAGACTGCGGTGCGAGCCTCCGAAGAGTTGAATGATTTGATTACCGACCCAGAAAAGGGCGTCAAAGAAATATAAATCCATTTAAATTCCTAATAACTCGTGTTACTATAAACTTACCACAGGAGGAAGTGTGTCCAGAGAGTATAGTTCTAACCAAGAATTACAGAACAAGATTTTAGAGGGAGTCAATAAGCTCACAAACAATGTTGCGTCAACGCTTGGGCCGTTGGGTCGCAATGTAATCCTTCATCAGAAGGGCAAGAACCCAATAATCACCAAGGACGGCGTAACAGTCGCAAAGTTTGTTGATCTTTCAGATCCCTTTGAGAATGCTGGCGCACAGATTATTAAACAGGCGTCAGAAAAGACGAACATTGATGCTGGCGATGGGACCACTACGGCCACCGTGTTAGCCCGAGCCATCTACATCAACGCTCAAAAGTATCTTTTGGCTGGCTCGTCGCCCGTTGAGTTGAAGCGGGGAATTGATAAGGCCGTGAAGGAGATCTCCCTTCGGTTGGAGAACCTTTCCCAGCCTATCACCAGCAAGAACGACATTGAGCACGTCGCGACCATTTCTGCTAATGGTGATACATCAATCGGCAACCTCGTCGCAATGGCCATTGACCAAGCGGGCAAGGACGGCTCAGTCACCATTGAGGAAGCCAAGTCCGTTGATACCTCCCTGGACATCGTTGAGGGTTTCCGCTTTGACTCTGGCTATGCCGCTGGTGCTTTCGTCAACAACGAGCGCAGGGGTGTCGTACAATACGAGGATCCCCTCATCTTGGTGTGCGACAGCAAGATAGAAACTGTGGAAGAGATCCTCCCGCTGTTGGAGATCGTAGCCCGGGAGGGCCGCCCTTTCATCATCGTCGCAGAAGAGGTTGAGGGCCAAGCCCTCGCTGCTCTGATTATGAATGCGGTGAGAGGCACTATGAAGGTTGCTGCCGTGAAGGCACCTCGCTATGGCGAGGAGCGTAGAAGCATCCTGGCTGACTTAGCAGTGGCGACAGGAGCAACCTTTATCACTAAGCAATCCCGAATAGATCTTGCGGAGGTGAAGCTAGAACATCTTGGCACAGCTAAGTCAATTGAGGTTGGAAAGAATTTAACAACCGTTGTTGATGCGAAGGGAGACTTTGAGGCGATTGACGAGAGGATTGAGACTCTCAAGGTGGCTCTACAAGAGACAGACAATCTCAAAGAATGCGAGAGAATCCAAGAGCGCATCACACGCCTCCTCAGTGGCGTTGCTATCATCAAGGTTGGTGCTCCTACGGAGATTGAAATGATTGAGAAGAGGCACCGCATTGAGGATGCCTTGGAGGCCGTCAGATCCGCTCAGCAGGAAGGTATTGTACCAGGGGGAGGGGTGGCCCTCCTGCGGGCCATTAAGGACCTTAGCGTGGAGACTGAGACCGAATCGCAGCGCCTTGGCGTAGACATCGTGCTGGACGCTGTGAAGGCTCCTCTGCGCCAGATGGCATTGAACGCGGGCCATTCGCCTGACTTGGTTGTCTCTTTGGTTGAGGCAGAAGAGGGGCCACTAGGGTACGATTATCAGAGTGGGGAGATTGCCGACATGATTAAGCATGGCGTTGTTGATCCAACAAAGGTGACAAGGTGCGCGTTGCAAAACGCCGCCTCCGTAGCAGGAACATTAATCACAACCAACTATGCTATTATAGAAGATTAGACTATTTAAAAGTGCTATGGATGATCATCAAAGTGTTACCCTAATTGAGATTAAGGGCCAAATTCAGCACATTATTGATGGTATTGATACCATCAAAGAGAATCAAATTGCGTTGGGTGAGGATGTTTCGAGAATCAATGAGGCAGTCTACCACCCTGACTTTGGACTCTATGCTCGCCTCCGAGAGTTG